TCCTTTACTTCCTTCAAGGCTTCCGGTTTCAGGCTTCCCGTAACTTTCAATATACCTTTAAGGCGGTGGCTGGATTTAATAGCGTTGCTAACACCCTGATTAACTGTATTTAGCAAGTCCAGAGTGTTTATTATTGCATCGTTTGAATCCACAAACATATCATTTTTATTGAAATGTCTACGCAAATGGACTACTTCATCGTAAGGAACTGTCACTTTTTTACCGTTCCAAAAAGTGAACTGAACGTATATACTATTTTGATACTCTAAAAATTCAGTTGATGAAGCGTTTATAGGATAAAACCCGCTTATACTCCCGCCGTTATCTCGTTGGATGAGTGTATAAGCGTTGTTATTTATATAAAGCTGTGTAATGGTCTTGTAAATCATATCAAAAGCTGACATGTAATGATTTGGTCTAGTCTGCAATAAATATTCAATCCTGCTATTTGGAAATCCCATATGTCTAGCCTTTAGTTTGCCCGCATGGGTGGCAATAGCATGGATACAGCTTCTTACAAGTTCATCAGCAAAAATATCATTTCCGAAGCTTGTAAACACGGGATTATAACTATTGAGCATCTCCATTTTTGTATATGTCTGCTGCTCCTGCTGCTTCTTCCCGCCGAATATATTTGAAAACATGCTTCTAAATTCCATCTAACGCCCTCCCTTCATTAAATATAACAGGCCTGATTAAACGTTTTAATGATAAACAACAACCGTTTATTGTTTATCATTAAGTAACAGGCATAAAAATAAGGCATCCTGAAAATCAGAATGCCCCTTATAATAAGTTTGTGAATTCTGCGTAGTTATCCAACAACACGACAAAGGCATCTAAGAGTGATACAGTTCCGTCAATCCTTCGTTTACCGTTTCGCCCCTTGTCTGGTCTAACATTACCATTAGTATCAGTGACCACCCGTGTGTTGGCAAAACACCATTTCAAAACTGGATTATTTTGATAAACGATGTTTTTGTCTATCAGGTCAGCTTTTAAAGCTTTCATAGGCTGGCTGAAGGTCTTTGCCCCCTGAATTACATCGATCATCTCAACACCGTAGGCTACAGATAGCCTTTTTTTGAAGTAAGCAGCCCCCCAACGGTCATAACCAACCTTCTGCACATACAGGTCATATTTTTGTACCGTATTGACAAACCAATTTATAACATCGTCAGTATCTATCTTTGAAGTTCCAGATGGCATTAACCAACCTTTTTCAATCCATTTGCTGTATGGAACTTTATCATCCCGCTCTTTCTGTTCTAATAGACCAGCCGGAATGAAATACATTTGGTGAACATATTTTTTATCATTACCAGGTCTCATGAATAGGATTGTCCCACATGTTAAATCGCCTACTTCTGATAGGTCAAACCCCGCCATACAATAGCATCCTCGGAACTCTTCGAGGTCAAATGTCTCTGTGTTGTTAAGTTCATCAAATGATAACCAGTTTTCACTTGCTGTCTGCGGTAGGTTAAAGTATTTTGCAAACAACGTAGGCCTAAACGAAGTATCATTCTCTGCTTTCTTGCAAAGCTCTGTTAACTCTGCAAAGCTTCGATACTGTCCTAGCGCTGGGTTAGCTTTTATCCAGTTTTTGAAATCCTTGACTTCCTCAATGCCTTTCTTACCCTCCTCGTCCAACTCATATAAGAAGGATATGTGTGTGCAATCTTCAATCAAACCATTCAGTACCTTGTTTGCATATTCAAGCTTTGAATCAAAAAATGAATCCCGCACAAAACCATTTGTTGTTATCATTATCAGTAACGGTTCAAGCTTTGTTCCCTGAGATTGTTTGACAATATCATATAACTTCGTGTTTGTGAATTCGTGAATCTCATCCAATAGAACTAGATCAGCATTCAAGCCATCCAAATTACTTGAATCACTTGCCAGAGGCTGCATTGTGCTAAAGGTGGAAGGTATAAATAAATCGTACTTTCTTTTCTTCGCTCGCGTGGATAATGCAGGACTTTGCATCAGCATGTTCTTTGCTTCTTCAAAGATAATGGAAGCCTGACTTTTACTATTGGCAGCCGTTACAATTTGTGCACCCTGTTCACAAATCAGGTGAAATGCTGCCAGTCCTGATAGAAGTGTTGATTTACCATTTTTCCTTGCAACCTCTACTAGTACTTCCTTGTACCTTCGCAGGCCAGTTTCAGCATCTACAAAACCGTAAATTGACTGTATCAAAGCTTTCTGCCATAGCATTAATTTGAGAGGTTGTCCACAATAAGGAGCTTTTGACTGTTTGCAGAAGGTCTCTATAAACTCGATCGGAAGGGAGGCTTTATCTTCATCAAAGACATAAGTGATAGTCTTATAGTTGCCATCAGGCTGGAGCTGTTGAGTTGAATAAGGATTGTGTATATCATGAACTAACTTTTCGTACTGCTTACGGATTTTCTTTCCCGCCACAATACGCCCCGACTGAATCTCGTTGTAATATTCTTCAATAAAGGTCAATATAAAGCCCTCCCTTCGTTTTTAAAAATGTGCAAACAAAAAAGGCATTCTGAAAATCAGAACCCCTTGTCTGTTAGAAGTTTATACCACCTCATAAACTGGAAATGTTTTTACCAATTTTAAAGAAAATTTCGAAGGTCTCCACTGTGAAAAATTAACTCTTTAAATCCCTAAACCCGCATAACTTCGTTTTTCATTCCACATATTTACTGGTAATTCTTTTACCAGCACATAAGTTATTTTCTCTTATTTAAGAACTCTGTAAGTTCATCCGTTGCCTTCTCTTCTGGCACATAGGTCATAAGCTCTTTGATTGTGGCTAAATAGTTCTTTTGCATGGAAATGTATGTCTTAGAAAGGCTTGATTCTCTTTGAAAACACTGTTTCCCGTTCTGAAAGTCCTCTATCACACCATCCCGCAATAATGTTTCCTGCATCTCTAAGAGGGTATAAAACATCCATGCAGCCTGCTTTATTAGGCCCTCTAGTAATGTTTTTTTATTTTCTGGAATATTTATAAATAGTTTATTAAATTCGCTCATTTTCTCTAAAATAAGCCGCTCTTTCTTGTTCTTTGAAGCCATTAAATCAACCTCCTTCGGATTTAACCCCCCTCGTATAAAAACCCAGCTTGGGGTAAAGTAAGCTGGGGCACGGTTTCTAGGGCTTTCTAGTAACAATGCACCATGGGGGGTGCCTAGCCATGTTTCTTTTTATAACTCTCCTTTGTAGTAGTGTTTGGTTTTGATCCTTTTGGGTCTATAGGTTTAAAGTTATTCCAGTTGTTATCACATGATAAACATTGTTGCATGTCTATCTTATTACTACAATTTATACAATGATAATTAGCCATAAATCTTATTCCGCCCCCGTCTGATTCCTGGCATACAATGGAATTATATTTCCGTCAGCATCAAATGTGTATTCGTTATCGTCTTCATTCATCCGCCCGTGATGTTTTTCATGACAATCTCTACACCAACTTACAAGATTATTTAAGTCAAGCCCGCACCGCTCAAGGTTATCGGGTGTTAGTTCTTCGATGTGATGCACTACACCAGCTGGTGTTATCTTCATATTTTCAAGGCATTTTTGACATAAATAAAGGTCACGCTCCAGTATTAGAAGCCTGACCTTTTGCCATGCGGACGAATGATAGAATTCTTTTAATTTTCCCTGACTCATTCCAACCACCCTCATAAAATCCCTTCATTATATAAATATAACGTACGCATATAAACAAAAAGACTTGCCACCACTCATGAGACCTATTCAGCCCTGATTGTATTATTTTAACAAGTTGGCACATGTTTCAGGTAATAAAAACATAAAATCATTGCCATTAAAGACCTATTAATATATAATTATGGATAGGGAAAATTGAAAAGTGCCGTGACCTCTAAGTACTGGCATACATAGAGGCTCATGAAGGTAGGGGTAAGCTACCAACACGCAAAGCAGTTGCTTCCACAGCACTTAATTATTATACTTTAAGTGTTGTCTGTTTTCAAGCATATAAGGTGTGTTTGTTGGTTTATTTTGCCTACATCCGCACCTTTTTAGTTTTCCCTCTCATTAAACGTTGGGAGGGAAAATATATATATGAAACGCAAGGCCAATAGAGAACAAATTAAACTATTAAAGGAATTCATTATTACTTTCAAGCATAGAAGGATCAGGAATCTTGACAATGAATTGAAATCCCATAATGAATTCTTAACCCTTTTGAAACAGGAAGAAGTTTTATATAAACAGCTTAAAGAAGTTTTACCACCGGAATATTTGTCTTTATTGCTTCAATATAATGATACTGTAACCGAAATCGAGGTATTCAAGCAAAAATTCTATTATAAAAGTGGCTATAATGACGCTACCTTT